TCTAATTTTGATAAGAGTTTACCAGTTGATATTCTTTATGGCGTATGTGATGTGATCAATAAATGGTACAATGGTGATGCTGAAGAGGAGTCTGTTCGAGATATACTCTTTGAGGAAATTGTTAAAACCCCTACAGTGTGTGATGATGCTTTGTATATCACCGCTCGTGGTAATCCGTCCGGTTGCTATTTGACCACTGTTTTGAACAATGTTTCACAGTTGCTAATTATTAGGTGGATTTGGTTGCGTCAATGTGCACTGTATCACCGTCCTGAGATGGCAAAGTGGACTACTATGACTAAGTATATATGTCCAATTGTATATGGAGATGATCATATTATTGGAGTACGCAAGGAGGCAATTGAAATGTTTAACCAACATGTTATTCGTGATTGTTGTGCTCGTATTGGTATGACTTATACATCCCCAGATAAATATGGTGAGCTACCTCGGTGGTTCACTTTTGAAGACGCTCAATTTTTGCAGCGTAAGTTTGTAAAGATAGGTGAGCATTGGACTGGCCGTTTGGATAAGGAGAAGATTTATCAGATCCTACACTACCGACCTAAGGCCTTACACCGCAAGGAGTATTTTCCAATGAAGGCCTTAGCGATTAGCGGTGAGATATGGAAACATGGACCTCATGAGTATGTTCGGTGGTATGATTATATAACTAAACGTGCCCGTGTTACAGAGACACCCGTATCCGTTGAGCCATATGATTACTATTTAGCTAAGTGGAATGACCAGATTAGACAAGCTGGGACTTCTGAACCAATGGCTTTTGGTAGTGTTAATTTAGATGATATTAATGTTGTTGTGAATGGGGAACTTTCTGCGATTCTCTATAATGTGGAAATGCAGAGCAATTTAATAAGTATGAATTCTATACAAGAAAAGATTGGAACCCATTTGTCAGGAGTGAGCGAGCCAACTATTGGATTACTACGCGACACTACTGACTCGAAAGTTTTGCTTAGGAATTTGGCTATGGAACAACCGACTATGCAACAGATTATGAGCCGACCATATATATATAATTTTGCTTGGAGTGCAGGATCTCTATGGGAATCTGTAAATTTGTCAGATGCTATCTCTAATACAACACTCATGGAGTATCTTAAGTTTTTTACATATTTCAGGTGTAATTTTAAAATAACCCTTAAAGTCAATGCCACTATTTTCCATAAAGGCCAATTGTATATGTATTATGTTCCTTGTATGTACGGGTCAGCCGACTATGATTTTCTGTTTGGTGTACCACCGGATACCATGCTTGCAACCGGATATCCGGGTGTAAGTTGTCAGCTTGCTAACTCTAATACTGTTGAATTCTATATTGATACCCAACTTATGCAGAATGTTTTGTACGTCAATCGGGAGCTCGGGGGTACGGGGAGAGATTCTCTAGGTCGGATATTTATTCAGAGTCTTGTGGATATGGAGTATGGCGGTTCTGGATCTGCTACCGTAGACATGACTGTTTTGGTTGAAGCTACGGAGGTAGCTTATTATGCGCCTGCTCCACCTCAGAGTGATTTTGTTGAGATGCAGATGGATGGTGCCGCCGCGTCTACTAATAAAGCAGACATCAACTCTAAACCTACGGCTGAAGCCGCTGCGCCATTCAACCCAATGGAAGCATTTACAAATACTCTTGGTGATACCATAGGTCCACTCACTCAAAGTATCGGAGCTCTTTCTATGCTTCTTGATAAACCAACAGCAGTTAAAGAGGCTATTGAAATTCGTCGGACAGCTGGTGCAGATTTGCAGTTGGGATCGGGTGTATTTCACGGTCATATGCTAGATTTGGATATGGGCTTGCCACCTAAGATGCGTGAGATGCAACCACCACCGGTTACCCAGAAACAATTGCAAGAGAAGTGGGTTCTGGTGGAACAATTGGATATTGATGCACAGACAGCTGGTCACATATATGGTGGTATCGTATGCTCACCGATTTTGAGTAAAGCTACGCCTGATGATAATAATATTCACACATACTACCATCCCGGCGCCCTTATGGGTCTCATGAGTAGGTGGTGGCGTGGAGCTCTCAAATTTAGGTTTGAAATTGTGTCGTCATCTGTGATACAGGGTG